TGTACTTCTCTACTAGATTTAAGAATCCCACTGTCACCATAGGTATCTTCTACCTGTGGCATAGCTACTAGTATTCTGTAGCCAACAGGGGTTGGTAGTTGGGCTTCTAACTCTTCTTCTGTTGTTTCTTCTTGCTTTGGAACTGCACTTAATTCAGTCATTGTCATCTTCCAAGTAGTTGCGCGAGAGGTCATTTACGTGGTTCATACAGGAAGTGAGACCTCGGAGCATTCCTGTTATCTCCTTGTACTGAGCGAAGTCTTTAGCTCCACCATTACCTAGGAAATTAGTTGCTGAAGACATATCGTCCTCGATTTTTTCTTTTANCACGTCAAAGACGGTTTTAGCCATTATTTATTCCTTCCGCTTGTTTGTGACCTCTTTCATAAGATCAAGGTCAAGTTTGGTGTTAGCTGTACGTCTATCAGCAGCTAACTTTGCGCCCGCTTTCTGAGCGTCAATCTCCAACTCTTGCCTATCTAAATTAAGCTGTGCTTCGTCTATCCGCGTATCAGCTTGAATCTTCTGGGCTTTAAGTTGTAGTTCGGCTTGCTTCATTTGCATATCGCCCTGATCTTTTTGGGCTTTACGTTGTACTTCTTGTTGTTTGACCTGTAACTCTGCTTGCTGCATCTGAAATACAGGGTCTTGTTGCTGCTCTTGCGCTTGTTTTTGAGCTGCTTCTTGTTTGTTCTGTTCAGTAAGTTGTTTACCTGCGTCTGCAATTACCCCTGCCAGCAGCACTTCAACATCGTTTGGTAACTCTTCGTTAGGTGGTGGCAACGGTACTCCTAACTTTTCTTCTATCTGTTTGCGGTACTTAAACCCAGTATGTTCTGCAATGTGCGCTTGTAGCGCAGCCATGATTTGTTGTGCTTGTGGGTTCTGTCCGATTGTTTGAGCAATCATAGGATCTTGTAGGAACGCCTGATGTGCCGTTATATGAGCATCGTGATCTTGGTGGATAAACGCTCGTATCGGCGTACCTGTCAAAGCGTTCATGTTTTCGCTTACGGGATCTGTTGGGTTTATATCTTCCTTAACCGGCACTAACTTATCAGCATTTTTTATACCTAACACTTCGATCATCTGACGATGTAGTTGCGGTAAGTCATATATCTGCGGAGCCTGTTGCGCCATCTGCAACACTGCTTGATATTGTACAACCCTCTGAGCCATCGTAGAGCTATTAGGGTCACTTACGGGGATTACAGATACCATCATGTAATCAGACCGTTTAGCCCTTACTTCTCCTCGCAAAGGGTTATAATCATATTTCTCAGAAGCGTATTCTGAAATGATAGCCTTGAGCATTTTAAACTCTTGCTTCATCGCATAGTGAACACGAGACTGTACTGCTGCCATAGGCTTCAGTGTTCTTTCTAACAATGCTAGCGTAGTACCCACTGGAGCATTAGCCGACATGTCAGATATGTTCATGTCACTAATAGCACCTAACCTACGACCTTCATTAGTAATCTGGTCTAGCAAAGATAATAAAGTTTGACTTGGCTCTTTATAAGGAAGCGGCATAATGTTTTCACGAATGCTGCCTGACGGTACGTCTACATCTTTAAACTCTCCCGGCTCTATGGGCGTGTCATCGCCTTTAATCCGCAGTCCACGAGACTTTAGACCTCCGGGGAGGTTAGCGAGCGTACCAGCGTCCACCAATTGCCGTATAAGCGAGGTTCCTGCCCTAGCGTACCCACCTATGATATGTATAAGTCCAAGGCCGTAGAAGCCAAATCCGGGGACATACACGTAATGCACAAAGTGCTGACGCTTTAGCATCAACTCGTCGTCAGGGTTCCAGTTACGACGTATAGCTAGTATCTCGTTACTACCGCGTTCCATAGTGATAACGTAGGGCTTGGCTATCTCTTCTTCGTCCTCGTCCACACCTTCAATAACAATATCTGCATGAATCTCGTACATTGAGTACCGATCATCGTCGGTAAGAGAGAACCCACCATCTTCGGCTTTCTTCTCCTCAATATCGGTATGGAAAGTCTGTGGCTCTCCTAGCTCTATGTCACGGTAGAACCCATTTGCTTGTAACTTTCGGATCTCATTCTTGGTCTTACGCATGATATGCGTGACGCGCTCGGCAGACTCTATGTTAGAGGCACCATATGGCACTATAACGTCTTCTGCTGGGATATAAATGGCTACTTGCCTACCTAGGGTAGGATCAAAATAAACCTTCTTAAACGCCGATCCTGCGAGTCCTAGGCTGTATAGCATCCGCTCATGTTCGGGGCGGTATTCCACCATGTTCTCAGTAAGCTCGTAGTTCATGTCAGCTTTGACACGTTGTGCGGCTTCTTCTTTTTCTTTAGTCTCGTCCCCTAACACCTTTACCCTAACTGGGCCAGCCGCAGGGAAAGTCTCACTCATTGTCTCCGCTTGGAACCGTATTGCAGCTTCGGCTAGAACGGTAGAGTGTACCCCACAGGCTCCTTCCCAAGGTGTTGTACGTGCTTCGTATTTAAACCCTATAACGTCTAAGCCTTTGACGTATATGTCAGCCCACTCTTTACGGCTGTCTATGTCCGAATCTATTAAGTCTGTAAGCTCATCTGCTAACTCTGCTAAGTAATCTTCTTCTAACTCTTCCGCTAGGTTACCTTCAAACGGCAATGAGCCTAGAGAGCTACCTTCGGGGATCAAGGTTATCTCTACGCTACCATCGTCTAGTGTCACCATGTCAGGGTTAACGATCTCTATCTCCAACTGTTGAGTTTCTTCTTCAAGAGCTGCTTCGTCTATACCTTGAGGTGCAACACTTATACCTTTTTCAATCGCCATAATTTAACCTCTTAATAATACCCACTGCTAGTGCGCTTGAAATATCGTTGTTCTTCTACTTCATCACTAGGTAGTCGTATAAATCCGCCTTGCCTAAACCGCATTAACACCATGACTGTGGAGTCCACCAAGTCATCGTTGCTCATAAACGGAAACCCTGCTATCTCTTCTACTACTTCTTCCGCCCAACGTGTCTGGGGAACCCAACACAGACCAGACGCTACAATATCAGATACGGAGTTTAACCGCGCTAGTTTATCACCTGACCCCCTATGAGGGGTATATTCTGATACAGGCAGTCCCATCCTACGCATTTCTTGGTAAAGGGCCACACCAGAACTCTTCTTCTCCACAATAAACGAATCCGGTTCCCAATCTGCGTACTCTTGCATAGCTAGTTCTTTTAACTCGTGAAACTCCATACGCCGTTTAATACTATTTAGCAATATTATATTATATTCGTTTGTGTCTTCGTTTAGAAAAACGCCCCACGTAGTCAACGCTGTATAGTCAGCGCGGTTGTGTTTCTCTGCCGCAGCGTCAAGTGACATGATTACATACTCACATTGTGGTGGATCTTCAGGCATCCATAAATTCCACCACTCACGCTTTACTAACGCAGCCTCTTCAGCGGTGGGTTCTTGCTGATACTGAGCATTCCACTGAAATGTAGGCATAGACGCTTTAGTGCGAAGTAACGCCTCAAGATCAAAAAACTCCGGCCACAGGGGTTTTTCTATTATTTCTTCGGATTCTTCGTCCTCGACCTCCAATATCGCAGGAAATTCTATGACTTCAAACTGGTCAGACCGCTCGTTCTTAGACATATCCTTAACAACACGTCCTGTCAGATCATCCATATGCCAGCGTGTCTGCACTATAGCTACACGACCCCCCGGCATTAGGCGAGTACGTGCGCCGAACGTATACCACTCGTAGGCTTTCTCAAACGTAGAAAAGTTACCGTTAATCACGTCCTGCTCAGAGTGTGGGTCATCTACCAACAGTAGATCAGCACCACGACCCGCCAGTGCGGAGCCTACACCACAGGCATAATACTCCCCACCAGAGTTTGTGTTCCATCTGCCAGCCGATTTAGAGTCTACTGCTAGCTTCACCGTGGGGAATATTTGTGTGTAGTCCTCTGTTGATATTAGATTACGGACTTTACGCCCAAAATCTACCGCCAAATCTGTGGTGTGTGACACCATCATCACTTTCTTAGTGGGATTACGCCCTAAAAACCACGCTGGGTAGAATATTGACACTAATTGTGACTTACCGTGGCGCGGTGGTATGTTCACGCAGACCCTATCCTTGGCCCCCCTCTCAATATCCATCAACATATCAGCAAGAATCCTGTGATGTTTCCCCACTATGTAGTCTGGCTGCATTCGCTTGCAAAATTCTATTAGATCGTCATAAGCCCGCTTATTCTGACTACGGGAAGACAGTTCATCTACAATGCGGTTGATCTCTACCACTTCTTTTGTAGAAAAAGAGTCAATATTATCCAGCATATGCTGAATCTCCCCTTCTGAGAAGTCCTCCTCACTCATCGTAGTCGTCATCGTCGTCATCAAGACCTAGTTCTGCTTCGATATCTACAAACTCTCCATCAAATACAACGACTTCTTCTAGTTCTTCTTGCGGATTTACCAGTTTCTCTAGCTTATCCCGTAATTTTGCGCGTAAATCGTCAGTGGACTGGTGCGTTATGGTGATCTCAGACTTCTCAGAGAACAAACCTACATCAGAAATCTTACCTAATAGCTCTAAAGCCTTGATTCTATGCTTAGGGTCGGGGTTTTCAGTCTCTAGAAGCAACTTGTTTGTTACTAGGTGCCTAACCTGTAGCGAAGATTCTACAACTGCGTGTCCAAACTCTTGTAAAAGGTTGCTCGTTAACACAACAGAAGCGGGAGTTAGTTCGGATACTCGGTTTGCGTTGGCTTTTTTAGAGGTGTTCTCAGGATTATCCGCATAGGCGTGAGTTAGATCCGCAGCAATATCCCTATCTTCCCTGCTGGGGCTAATGTCTACCCCGTGAGCTTCTAGTGCTATGGCCGTGTTAGCAGCGGCTTCCATTCGGTCGGGTAAATCTAACTGTTTTATGTCATCAGGAATGGCAATACCTAGCTCTGGCTTGAGTACAAGTGTCATGTCTGATCGCAGGTTATTCACCGAAACGCATATATACCAGAAAAAAATTTTTATTACAAGTGTTTGGGACTCCTATAGGGGGGGTCTTCCTGTGTAGAGGGGGTGGGGGTGCGGTTCTGGGAAAATCAGATTTGTTCGTGGGAATTAGTAATATATACGCGGGCATGGAACCTGTCAGCACTGAGCGGGGGTGGGGGATGGGTGGGTGCGATACAGTNCCAATTACCCCCATATTGCTATACATAATGCTAATNCATGCTATAGTAAGGGTATCAANAGCAATAATGCCTTTGATTGTATGACCGCTNATTGGTCATACATAATGTTCAATCAAATAGGTAAATTAGCATGGCTATTTTAAAGCAAAANGTATCAAAAATAATTAGCGTAACAGTGACCGCCGAGCATGAGCTGTTAACTAAAGAGAATCGCGCCAAGGCAGTTNTAGATAANGCGCGAGAATCATATAAGGCTAAAGGCGAGACGGTGCGACAACAACAGCTAAATAATACCGCTGATATGCTTGCCGTATATCATGCAGAATATGGCGAGAAAATGCCGCTATACTTCGTTAAAAAGGCAGACGATTCCAGACTAGGCGGTGACGCCCACTATGACGGCATGAGAGCGGCATACATAGCAGGGTTTCCGAAAGCATGGCAGAGGGCAATCGGTAACAGTAAGCACGCCAACTATGCGGATATGCGAAAGGCTGTCACAAACTTCGGCAAGTGGCGTGAGAAAAAGCACGATGCTGCTGTTAGGTATCTGGCCATGACAAATGAGGGATTGGATCCTCGACAACACAAGGACAGCGAAAGCAATCGGCAGGTTAAAAACGCAAAAGCACCTATTGATGTAGTAACCCAACANGCTAACAATCTACTGATTTCCTTGCAGAAATTAGAGGGCGGCGACATCCCCAAAAATATGAATCTGCTTACATTGTTGGATACATTACGGGGGGATTTACAAGACCACGGTATTACACTAAATGCCAATGCACTAGGTGAGCCATCCAACTAGATATAAACCCCATAGGTGTATGACCGCACTCTGGTCATACACCGCAACTAAAAAGGAGAATGATATGTCCACTATGAGTTATTACCGAGGCCAAGAAATAGATAGACTGAAAACAGTCAATTACAATCAAGCACAAGAAATAGACAG